GCTTGTGCCGAACAATTGGGATAGGAACCCACCAGCGCCGCCGCCCTTGGAGACATCGCCAAAAAGGGATTCCATCAACTGCTTGCCAAGTTGCTTGGACACAAGCCCATTGATCTCGTTGATCACGCTTTTGCCGAAGTCGTTAACAGCGTCTTTTGCAGACTTGGCTCCGCTGATGTAGTCGGCAAAGGCCTGGCCTGCCGCTTCATCGATGGCTGAATTCAGCTTGTTCGCCAGCGGGTCAACCGTGGCGGCCAGCTTTTCCCACGCGACACGGGCTTGTTCAGCTTGCAGGATGAGTGCAGGATTACCCGACGCTTTTGCGATGGCCTCTTGAGCCAGCAGCACAGATTCCATCTGCAGCAATGTGGCGCGCCGGGCTTCACCAAGTTTGGTCAGAGAACCAAATTCAGTGTCTGCACCCAGCTGGCGCGCGATACCAATGCGGTCTTCCTGAATCTGCAACGTGGCCAGAATTTGAGAGGCTTTTTCCTGCTCTGCGTTGTAGTCGGTTTGGGCAGTCTTGAGGCTCTTGAGTTTGCCGACCTGATCCAGCCCAGCGGTGTCGCCGTTTGCCGTCAGCCGTGAGATCAGATCCTTGTACTGCTGGTCGAGCCGGATCTTTGATGCCGCCGAAAGGTTCCCGGTCAACTCCAGCACGTCGGCATTGACGCCGGAAAGCTGGTCTCTCAACGACTGCGCGGCCTTTGATTCGGCAAAGCCCATCTCAATCGCGGCCTGCCCAGCATCGCGGTACAGGGCGATCTTCTTCGCCGTCAGGTCGTTGATCTTGCCTTGCGTTGCCTCTTGGTCGGTGGCTTTCTTGGCCTTCGATTTGTAGGCCTCCAGCGCTGCAATCTCTTTGTCGTACAGCGCGGCCTGGGCGTTGACAGCTTCTTCTTGCGCGGTGCGCTTGCCAGCGAAGTAGTCCGCCGTGGAAAGCAGGTTCTCGCCGTTGTACAGGTCGAGCATGCGGTTTCGCGAACGCAGAATGTCCTCTTCTTCCTTGACCGCGTTTTCGTAGGCTTTGAGCTGGCTGTCCAGCAGCTTTTTCATGGGGTCGTCGCCCGCACCACCGCCCGCTTTCCTTGACGATGCGCCGGTGTATTTCAGCGCGGGCAACGCGGCAGCAGGGGCCCCACCGGTTGCGGTTTTGCCAGCCGCAAGACGGGCTGCAAGTTTTGAGCTGAACAGGGGTTTGTCGGCGATTGCCGCCATTTCCTGCTGCCAATCCTTGCCGATGCTAATGGCTTGTTTGAGCTCGCCACTCGCCACGGCGGATGCCTGCGCTGCCGCCGCGCCAATAGTCCCGCCAATGGCCTGGAATACCCGCGCAACGCCATCACCAGCATCAATGATGAAACCAAGCGCGCGCACGGCACTCTCAGCGAAATCAGCAACGCCCGTGTTTCCTTTGAGGCTGTCCGCGCCCTGCCCCACGCCTAGCATTTCTTTTGCTGTGTCAGCCAGCGCACCGGTGAAGGCGGTGACGGCTGGCAGTGTTTGGGTGGACAACGCCTGTGCGTACTGTGTCAGCTCAGCCCTGGCCTTGGCCTGCTTATCTGCGTATTCGTCTGCTTGTGCGATTTGCTCAGCCGTGAGAATGATGCTTCGCCCGCCCTGTTCGTCCAGCGCCTTCAAGAACGGCAGCAGTTCCGCGCCGCTCTTGCCCAACAAGGCCATGGCCACCGCAGCCTTCTGCGGGCCGTCAGCGAAGCCAGCCAGCGATTTGCTGATGGCCTCGATCTGGGCTTCGGGCGATAGCTTTTTGAAGTCGGCGATATTCAGCCCCAGCGCACCCAGCGCCGCACCTGCCGCCTTCGATTCGTCGTCAACCCCGGTCAGGTTTTTGGTGAGCTTGTTCATCGCGTCACCAATGGTGGCCACGGTGGTGCCCGCCGTGCCCGCAGCAGTGCCAAACGATGCCAGCGCCTCGGCACTTGCACCGGTCTTTTCGGCAATGTCCTGGAAGTCTGCCGCGCCGTTGATAAGCGCGTTGAAGCCAGCCACGGCCCCAACAGCAGACACCCCCACCGCAGCCAGGGCACCAGCCGCAAGCATCCCGGCAGAGCGGATGCCGCCGCCCAATGCTTCGCCGAACTTCTTGGCTTGGTACTGGGCCTTGGTCAGCCCCGCCGTGAATTCGGCCGTGTCCAGCCCCAAGCTGACGCGCAGCGATCCGAGACTGTTAGCCATTCTTGCGTCCTTGTCCGAGCTTGCGCAGACCTGCGCCCGCAATATCGCCAATGACCTGTGCGGCCTCGTTCAATTCAGCGGCGCGCGTCTTGTTGAACATGTCGAAGTCACTCATGTTTGTTTTGTTGCCGTTGACTTGTGCGAGGGCGTTGGTGAGCTGAATAAGCAGCAGCTCAAGACGCCGGGGCCACAAGGGCCCACGGGCCATCCAAAGGGTGAATTCAAGGTGTGACATGCCGTCGATGCCCGACAGCGGCACACCCAGTGATTCGGCTAGGTCGAACTTGAATCGGTCGCGGGGGGTAAGACGTTTCCCAGGTCAATCGCCATTTCGTCAGAGCGTGGGTTGACCTGCTCCATGGCCGCTTGGATCTTGTTCAGCGACGAAGACTGCAAGCCGTTGATGGCAAACAGGTCTTCGGTGCTGGCCGGGTCGAAGATCAGTTCGCCGTTTTTGTCGCACAGCACCCGGGCCACGCCGCGCGCGGTGCGCAGCTTGGGGTCAACGTCTTCACCGATCTGCTCCAACTCGCCCACCAGCAGTGGCTTGACATACACGTCTCCCCACTCTTCGATGTCGAGCGGGAAGGGCTTCGGGTTGGCCGTGGCCAGGATGCGCGCGCGCAGTTCTGCTTTGCTCATCAGGCCCCCAGCACGAAGATTTCACCGGTCAGCTTGAGCTGGGTATTGCCGGTGTAAAGGGTGCCGTTCGATGCGCTGAAACTGGCCTGCTGCACCTTGCCGATCATCACGATGGTGCCGCCGCTGTTGGGCAAAGTTACGCGCACCACAACTTCTTCGCCAGCCTTTTTGGCCGCACGGAATGCGGCTTGGATGTCGCTGGTCGGTGCGTAGTTGTAGTTCAGCGTGAGGGTGCCGGAATCGGACAGGCCCACCTCGAACTCTTTGGCGGTCGAGCACACGGTGGTGGCCTCGATTTCGTCGCTGGTGCCGTCCTGCTGGTCGATTCCGGTCAGTTCACAGAAGGCGGAATAGGTCAGGGGTGTGGCCGTTCCGCCGCTGACGTAGGCGTTGTAGCCAGTGGAATCGACACCGGCCAACTCGAAGTCGCCGGTATCGGGGTTGTCCACCACGAACAACTTGCCGTTGACCTCAGTCATGCCGACGACTGCGGCAAGGCGAACAGCGGTGCCGAGAGTGAACCCGTGGGCAGCAGCCGTTACGAGCGCCGGGTCGGCTTGGTCAATGTCGGTGATGGTCTTGGCAGTGCCAGTGCCTACAGACACCTGGATGGTGCTGCCTTGGAATTTGAAACGCTGGCCTTGTGACATGGTTTTTGCCTTTCTTTGGACGTAAAAAAAGCCGCTGAAAAGCGGCTGGTGGTTGCCCAAAAGGGCGGATCGAAAATGGGAGACCAGCCCAAACGGGCGGCTCGTTGTCTGGGTGTTTCGCGGTTAAACGGGACTTGAGAGATAAACCATGTAGTCCGCACTTAGGCGGGTTGTTTTCGTGTCGGCGTCGTAGTCTTCAAAGTCAGAGTCCCACACCCAGATCGGGCGGAAGTCCTGCATTGCAGTTTTGACGGCGGTGCAGAGCGTGGCAAAGGCCGTAGCCCCTGCGGACTCCAGCATTACCACATCAATCTGCACGCGGTAATCGGCCGTCTCTTCGCCACCGTCCCCACAAATGTCCTGGTTCGCCGTGGTGCTGATGAAGGTGTATCGGATGGCAGGCCAAACCGGGACTTCGGGAGATTGGGGGAATCTGTTGCGGTAGACGCGCCCGCCTACAAGTGGGCGCAGCTTGGCAACCAGGGCGGTGGCAATATCGGCTTTCGTCATACGCCTGCTTTCTTGAGACGGGCTTCGATGCGTTTGACCATGGCCTGCAAGGCTGCATCCTTGCCTTCGTCCCATGCCGGGCGCATGAAGGGCTGCGCGGCCATCTTGACCGTGCCGAATTCATTCAGCGATCCGATGCGGGCGGCGTAACCGTCTTTCCGCTTGCTTCTCAAGGTCACTATATGCTCGCTGGTTAAGCCGCTTTCCGTCTTGCCCAGGCGTTTTGAAATGGTGTTTTTAGGCACGTTGCCTTTCGGCACTTTTTTGCCCGCGACCACATAGTCTTCCGCAGCGACGGGGGCTTTTCGGACTGCAATTTTTTTGATGACGCCAGCAGCGGCGGCGGTGGCAGCGCGGGCAATCTTTGTTGACATATCCTTGTCCAGCAGCTTCAGTCGCTCGCCCAGCTCTTTCAGGCCTTCGACTTGGATTTTGACGGTCCTAGCCATCGTTCGCCCCGGTGGAGCAGACCAGGT